CCTGAAATGCCCCCAGGAGGGCCAATGCAATGAGTTGCGCCGATTTCATCGGAACGCTGTTCCTCGCCCGTGATGTGGCCCATTCGGTCCACCTGAACACCCGCAGCTACGCCAAACACAAGGCGCTGAAGGGGTTCTATGAGGGTGTTGTGGACCTCGCAGACACGCTGGCGGAGGCTTACCAAGGCCGCCACGGCTTAATTGGCCCGATTTCGCTTATGTCAGCTAAGAAAACCAACAACATCCTTGAGTTTTTGGAAGGTCAGTTGGCTGACATTGAGGAAATGCGCTACAAAGTTGTGGACAAGAGCGATACCGCGCTTCAAAACATTATCGACGAAATTGTTGCGTTGTATCTGTCTACCATCTATAAACTCAAATTCCTTGCGTAGAGGTTAGTCAATGACCGTTCAAGGGGTTAAAATTTCTCAGTTGCCGACGGCCACGCTCCCCCTTTCAGGGGACGAAACCGTACCTATTGTGCAAAACGATGTAACTAAAAAAGTTGCGCTTAAAGACCTTCCAGTAAAAATAAATTACAACTGGATGGGTTATTTTAATATTTTTCCCAACGGGGCGGCTTTTCGCGTAGGTGCTAGTCAACGGGCTATTGGGGCGGGCGGAGCCACATTCGCCAGGCTTAATTTTATCGACGACCAAGTGACTATATTTGCCGAAAAAGGACTTTATCAATCTTCAGCCATTCGCGTGCAGCGGGACAATTTAAACGCTAACACCGCTTCTGCGACTATTGTTATGAATCTTACCCAGGCCGAAACTCAACCTTTGTTGGGTAAGCAAATTTGCGCCCAGTTTTACGCCACAAAATCTAGCGCGTGGACGGGCAGCCAATTAAACATGAAAGTGTTGTATTCTAAAGAGCCGCAACAGCCAATTACGCTTGCCAATGGTGAGTACACCAACGGAAACGCCGTATTGGTCGAAAACAATTTTTACCTATCTACAACCCCACTTGCCGAAAATAGCCCTTATTCTGTTACCGGAACCCTTCCAACGGACGCCGTTCAGGTGGCCATTGTGTTTACTATTCCTTGGGCCGGAACTGCCAATTCTACCGATTATGTTGTTCTTGAAGGGTGTTTTCTTACTATTGGGTCTACACCCAGCGCCATAGTGCAGGAAGATTTCACTGATCTTTTAACAAAATCCCAAACTCGTTACCAAACCACTTACCCTTATGGGGCGCCTAGAGGGGCGATTACAAAAGCAGGTTCTGTGCGCGCGACCGCCGTAAACACTTCTACAACGTCCGCCGTCGTAGTGCCGGTTCGTTTTAGCCCAAATATGGTGCTGCCCCCACAAGTTCTTATGCAAAGTCCTTTGTCGGGCACCGAAAACCGCTGGGAAAACGAAACCACCGGAGTTTTTGTGGAGGGGCTGCCGTACAATTTGAGTAACACAGGCGTTACGCTGCAAAACAATGGCGCGGTAGCCGCAGGCGATGTGCTGCTTTGCCATTGGACCGCGCGCTGCGTGTTTTAAGGAAACCGATATGCCTATTGCTGTTACCCTAAAACGAGAATTTGACCTGATTGCAACGGACGCGGATAACAACCCGTGCATCTTCCCTCGTGACCCATCCAACCAAATTTTTGTTGATGCTTTTGCGTTTAAAACCAAAAATATCGACGATACCCAGCCTACACGCTACCTAGCGTTTCCGTTCGTGGTAAAAATTGGGTCGTCTTTAGTCGGCATTTTTTCAGACAATGACGCGCACGCTGTTGGTAGCAGCGGTCAATGGATGATTCGGTCAGATGACGACGGGCAAACATGGCAAAAGGTAAAATTCTTTGCTTCCGCCGCCCCCGCGGTGTTTGACACCTCTTTGCTTCAAACGCTTCTATCTCCCGGTCAATCGGTAGTGCTAAAAATTTGGACCGTTAAAAACAACGCTGGTGTTTTAACGGTTACTAGCCAAAGCACCGCGTCTTTAGGGGGGAACGTATATTCTTTGTGGTCTAAAGCTGTGCCAGCCCCCGGCGGCAATTTATGGCGCACAGGATATACTACGGTGGCGGGGGACACGCAGACGGCTTTGTTTCAATCGGCCGACGGAGGCGTTACTTGGACGGGCGTTTCGGTTATTTTTTCGGGCGCCGCCAAAAGATTTACTGAAGCCGACGTTATTAATCTTAACGGCACGGCTTGGCTTTCTTTAGCCAGAGAAGATAACACGTCGGCAACAGCTAATTCCGTCTATTTCAGCATAAGTTCTGACGACGGGGTTACTTGGGCCGCGCCAGTTTTGCTTAACTCAGCAAAAGTCAACGGCCGCCAGCCTAACCTTACTAAAACCACCGACGGCAACATTGTATTTTCTAGCGCGGACAGACGGCCAGGATCGTCCAGCTATTCGTCCAGCGGCGTTATTTCGCCGTTTTTGTACGACACTTCTGGAATTACTGTATACGGCAAACCTTTGGTTTCTTTAACCTCAAACCCGCTGACCACTTCAGGCGGCCCTGGCACTACAACCGTTAATGTTTTTCAAGACAGCCATGGGTACGTAACCGGCGACGTTGTGTTTATCTTTGGCGCCACTGGTTTTGACGGCATTCCGGCGGCGGAACTGAACAAGTTCCATACGATCACCCGGTTCAACAACAACATTTACCAGATCACTACCACGACCGGCGCGACCGCCGGCGGGGTGTCTGGTGGCGGCGCGGCTGTCCGCGTCTATAACATTACACAATGGGGGTGGCGCACCCGTGTTGCGGGTATGTTTAGCACCGACGGCGGGCAGCCGTACACAAATGAAATTTCCACCCCAAACTACGTAAACACCGTTTTTTATCAGCGCAGGTCTAACGCCGAGAACCCTATTATCGCCAGCGCCACCTATTACGCGCCTAATTTGTGAGGATAACATGGATAATTGTGAAATCATAGAAATCTGTGGTAACACAATAAAAGCTGTTTGTTTTCTCACAGGCAATATTTTTAAGGTGACGATTCATGGCCAATAGATTTTGGGTCGGCGGCACTGGCACATGGAACACCACTTCTACCGCCAATTGGTCCACTACTAGCGGAGGCGCGCCAGGCGCGTCCGCGCCCACGTCTGCGGACGCCGCTATTTTTAACTCTTTGTCGGGGGGCGGGACTGTTACGCTTGGGGAAAACGTCACCTCGCAAACTTTTTTACCAAGCGGGTTTACCGGGACGATTAATTTTAACAGTTTTATCGTTAGTGTGGCGGGCAACGCTTTGTCGGTTTACATTGGCAGCACGTCCCACACTATGACGGGAACCCCCCGCGTCAATCTGACGTACGCCGGCAGCGCAGGTACTCGAACGATTACCCCTGGGATCGGCGTAACCGAAGCCAACGCCGTCAGCTTTAATGTAACGGCGGGCAGCGACATCGTAAGCATTAGCGGCAACGGCTCCCGAATTATGAGCCTGACATTTCAACCCGCTTTTACCGGCAGCTTTACGCGCGCCAGTAGTTGCGGTTTGTTTGGCAGTCTGACCATGCACTCCGGCATGACCTTTACGGCCACCGCTAATACTTTAACCTTCGCGGCTACCACGGCGCAAACCATTACAACGGGCGGTTTAGTGGTAGACTGCGCGCTTTCGTTTGCGGGCGTAGGAGGAGTTTGGGCGTTTCAAGACGCGCTTACACAAGGTTCGACACGCGCGACTTCGTTCAGCAACGGCACGATAAAATTGAAAAATGGTGTAACCAGCACCACTGGCAGTTTTTCAACATCTGGCGTTACTCAAAAATATCTTCAATCTACGCTTGCCGGTTCGCAAGCCACGCTGTCGCAAGCCAGCAACACTATAAACGTAAGCAACTTATCAATCCAAGACATTAACGCCACAGGCGGGGCTACTTGGAACGCTTATGTTGACTACGACAACGAAGACGCCGGTAATAATGATGGCTGGAATTTTGGGTTATCGCCGCCCTATGAAACTTACGAGCCACCCATCATTATAAGGTCGTTCACCCAACCGAGGAGATTTTAAAATGGCTATGAACCTTAAGGCTGTAACGACCTGTTTCGGCTATCAACAGATTACCAGTTTGTCCGCGGCTGCAAGTCTAACAGTCCCCGCCAGAACGCCGGACGGTTTATCTGCAAAGCCAGTTTTGGCGCTAATTGTGGCCGAAGGCGCCCCCGTACGTTGGCGCGACGACGGCACCGATCCCACAACTACGGTGGGGATGCCGATTGCTATTGGGGTGCCTTTTCAATATGATGGCGACCTAACCAAAGTACGGTTTATCCAACAATCGGCCAGCGCAATCCTTAACATCAGCTATTACTCTTAAGCAAAAGGGGTTAGTTATGACTTCTTTGTCGGCGCCGCCAAAACTTCAGTTTTTTGCTTCCGACGGCACGCCGCTTGCCGGAGGTAAACTGTATACGTACGCCGCCGGCACTACGTCGCCGTTAACTAGCTACGCGTCAAACGGAACCAGCACGCCCAACCCTAACCCTATTATTCTTAACTCGCGCGGCGAAGCGTCTGTGTGGCTAGGGGATTTGGCCTATAAGTTTGCCTTGTACACGCCGGATAACGTGTTAATTTGGACGGTAGATAACGTATACCGTTCGGCCGAACTATCAGATATAGCCACCGCCGTTGCCACGCTTACCATATACATAGACGCGGAATTTGCTGATCTTGCCAGCACAACCGACGATGTTAAAGGCGACGCCCTTGTAGGCTTTAAGCAATCTAATACAACAGGTTTTTTAACTGGCGCAGTCGGGCAAACTGTTAGCCAAAAACTTCGCAATGTTGTTAGTATTACGGATTTTGGCGCCTTAGCGGGGGGTACAGTCGCGGCTAATACCGCGTTTGATCTTATGGTCGCCGCGTATGGGTTTGTTGTATTCCCCGCAGGGGATTTCTTAATCAGCACCCGCAATATTGACGTGCCAATCTATTTCAACGCCGGCGCGGCTATTACTGTTGCGTCCGGCAATACTGTTCGTATTCGCTCTCGAATTACGGCGTCGTCTAAACAACAAATTTTTAAGGGCGACGGCACAATCTATTTTGAGAATGACAACGCGCTTGGTATTGGCGAGGACAGCCGCCATGCTTACGCAGCTTGGTGGGGTATTTTTCCCGTCGGCCAAACGACCACGGCTCAAACAGCGTTGTTTAATAAAGCCTTAACCGCCTACACGTCACAAAGCCGCGAGGGCATTTTTGAATTAGATATTGGATCATATTTGATTGACGGCAAAGTTACCATCCCCCGTGGCGTGCATTTTATGGGCGCGGGACCGCGGCGGACTATTATTGACTTGAAAAATGACGGGTATACGGCTTTGGAGTCGGGCGGCGCCGCGGTTAGAATTACCGGCATTCAGTTTGAGCAGCAGGCGGGGACTGAAGCGTATTTTGACAGCATTCAAATAAGTTTGTTGCACGATACCCCGGTTGTTGAAGACGTTTGGATTAGAAACGCTCGTGTTGGTATTTACGCCAGCACCGCTGCTACCCGCGCGTACATAAACCGCGTGGTCGGCATATATAACCAAGAGCCTGTTGGCGGGTATCCCGCAAAAACCGCTACTGTTTGGGTTCAGGCCACCAATTGCCTTATCGAAGACGTTCAAGTATCTAATGTGACTTATGGGCCAGAAAATGTGGTTTTGCTTGGGTATGGCAACGCCAGCGCCATTAACAACACAATTATTAACGACATATCCTGCACCGAAAAATCAATTTTGGTCCGCATCATAGCCGATACTGACAACATAGTTAACACCGTCGTAAATAGCGCTGTGTTTTTTGGTGGCGCTGGGGACACCATCGCAGCCGTTGTTGAGGCGTCTACATCTGGTTCCGCCGATTTGCTCGGCCTTTCGATGAACAATATCTGTTCCAACTCTTTAGCGTCCGCGCTGTTAAAAATGACACAAGCGAGCAGCGGGTCTACGATTGCGGTAACTTTAGCCAGCGGCACCGCCTATTCCAGCGCCACCAACGCGGCCAATCTGACCCGCACCGCCGGCACCATGTCTCGTATCGTCATCGCCCACGGCGTCGCCGCTTGGTCTGCGACGCCGCCTGTGGTGACCAGCGGGACCATCACAAACCTTGAAATTGCAAGCTACATGTAGTTTGCTAACCTCTTGCTCGCATACGCGACAAAAACCGTACTGGTGCGGTTCACCAGGGTTCGTAAGGAACACCAATGTCTGAAGCAGTACAAGACTTAGCGGAATTGCCCGCGCCGGAACAGGCCGCCACGGCGGCGCCTGCGCCCGATGATACCATGCCGGCTGATGCGTCAACGGACGCGCCTAAAACCTTCTCGCAGGAGGAATTGGACGCAATCGTTGGCAAACGCCTTGCCCGCGAACAGCGGAAATGGGAACGAGAGCAAGCCCAGAAACAGGCTGAATTGGAAGCGCGTCGGGCGATGCCCGTCAACCCTCCCGCGCCTGACGATTTCGACAATGCTGCGCGCTATGCAGAGGCTTTGGCCGAGCAGAAAGCGCAGGAGATGTTGCGTCAGCGTGAAGCAGCCCAGCAGCAGGCTAAATTGCTGGAAACCTACCATGAGAAAGAGGAAGACGCCCGCGGGCGGTACGACGACTTCGAGCAAGTCGCCTACAACCCCAGCCTTCCTGTGACTGATGTTATGGCCCAGTCAATCCAGGCTTCTGACACTGGCCCCGACATCATTTATTGGTTAGGGTCCAACCCGAAAGAAGCCGCGCGCATCTCTAACCTTCCGCCCATTTTGCAGGCCAAGGAGATTGGTAAGATCGAGGCCAGATTGGCCGCCGACCCGCCGGTCAAAAAAACCTCAACCGCACCCGCCCCTATTGCTCCGGTGACGGCGCGTTCGACTTCATCACCTGCCTATGACACGACCGACCCTAGGTCGCTCAAAACCATGTCAACGTCAGATTGGATTGAAGCGGATCGTCAACGCCAGATCAAGAAGTGGGAGGCATCCCGCAACCGCTAAGTATAAGGATCAGCCACCGTGGCTAATTCACTTCTTACCATCGACATGATCACACGGAAGGCTCTCGAAATCCTCGAGAACAACCTTGTGATCACCCGCACCGTGAACCGCCAGTACGACGACAGCTTCGCCGTCGAAGGCGCGAAGATCGGCTCCACCCTGCGTATCCGTCTGCCAGACCGCGCTCTGGTGACCGACGGCGCCGCGCTGCAAGTGCAGGACGACAACGAACAGTTCACCACGCTGACGGTTTCCAGCCAGAAGCACATCGGTGTGAACTTCACGTCTGCCGAACTGACCATGCAGTTGGACGATTTCGCCGAGCGCGTTCTCAAGCCGCGTATTTCGCAGCTTGCGTCCAGCATCGACGCGGACGTGGCCAACTCCTACAAGTCCATCTTCCAGTCCGTCGGCACCCCCGGCACGACCCCGGCGACCTCGCTGGTTCTGTTGCAAGCGCAGCAGAAGCTGAACGAGTCCGCTGCCGTCATGTCTCCGCGCTACGCCACGGTGAACCCGGCGGCCAACGCAGGGCTGGTTGAAGGCATGAAGGGCCTGTTCAACCCGGTCAGCACCATCTCCCGCCAGTTCAAGAACGGCCTGATGGGCGAAGGTATTCTGGGCCTTGAAGAACTGAACATGTCTCAGTCCATCAAGCAGCACACGACCGGCTCGCGCACCGGCGCGCACACCGTGACCACCACGGTGTCCACGCAGGGCCAGGCGACCATCAACATCACCGGCACCGGCTCGCAAACCATCGCCGCCGGCGACGTGTTCACTATTGCTAGCGTGTTTGCGGTCAACCCGCAGACCCGTGAATCGACCGGCTCGCTTCAACAGTTCGTTGTTACCGAAGCCAACACGGCTGCTGGTGGCGCGTACACCTCGGTGAAAATCAGCCCGGCGATCTATACCTCGTCAAATGCTCTGGCTACTGTGGACAGCTTCCCGCAGGCCAGCGCGGTAGTGACGTTCCTTGGTTCTGCGTCCACGCAGTACCCACAGAACCTGATCTACCACAAGGACGCCATTTCCTTCGCGACGGCTGACCTTCTGCTGCCGCAGGGCGTGGACATGGCTTCCCGCCAAGTTCACAATGGCATCTCGCTTCGTGTTGTGCGCCAGTACGACATCAATAACGACCGCCTGCCGTGTCGTATTGACGTTCTGTATGGCTTCAGCACCATCCGTCCGCCGATGGCGGTTCGGATGTGGGGCTAATTGGTAGAAAATAGGAGAACACGAACATGTCACTTCCTTCTGTTGGTGGCGGCTATCAGTTCAACGACGGCAATCTGAACGAAGTCAAGATTTCCGTTGCTGCTGCGCCTGCTACTGCGACCGACAGCGCCACGCTGAC